ATTCTACGATCCAGAGACAACGGTTCCAGATTATGACTTCTATAGTCGTACACCTCAAGAACATGCAATGACCTTGGCAGATAGACTTTCTGCAGCTGGAATTAAAACTGTAGAAGTCAAGCCAGGGATGCATCTTGGGACGTTCAAGGTCTTTGCCGACTTTGAAGGCGTTGCAGACATCACACACTTGGATAAAGATATCTTTGAGAGACTGTGGAAAGAGGATGTAGTGATAGAAGGTATTCATTATGTTACACCTAACTTTCTTCGTATGTCAATGTATCTCGAGTTATCACGTCCTAAAGGTGATGTATCACGATGGAAGAAAGTGTATGAGCGTCTGATATTGTTGAACACACACTATCCAATGGTGTGTCCTTCACATACTCCAAAAGAAGAAACCCCTGCAACTGAAGAGAACCGCAAAGAAGCTGAAACTATCTTGAAAGATCACGACGTAGTCTTGTTAGGTATAACCGCATCACAAATTCATCAAGGTAAGGTTGCGAAGTGGTCTGCACCGATCACCATTCTTGCAGAACCAAAGACCCTTGAAACCTTGACCAAAGGAAAGAAGACTGAATCCCACGTGGGATCCGAGATCCTTCCTTCGCATACAGACATCTTTGACAAAGAGGGAAATGTCATGGTGCGTGTTCACGAGACTGCAGCCTGCCATAGTTATCACACCATGGCCAATGGAATTAAGATTGCATCCATTCCTACGATGCTTCAATTTGTCATTGCGTATATGTATTCAGGCGTCCACGAAGACGAGATTACCCATCTAATGTGTGTGGCTCAACGATTGGTGGATCTTGCGAACCACAAGGAAAAGCGGCGATATGCCCTCTTGACGCCTACGGACTGTCTAGGCACTCAAGAGACATTGATTGATATGAAGAAACATAAGTCTGAATTGTATTCGAAGCTTTCATCGGATAAGTCCTCTGTGGACTTTTTGAAGTACTTCTTCACGTATAACCCAAACACAACCAAAACTAAGAGACAGAAGTTGAAAGATGATCTAAAGAAAACTCGTAAGGCTAGGTACGAAAGCTCCTACTAAGACCGGCAAACGCAAGTCCAGAGCAATCGATACATGCACGGATTTCCTTGCGTCCTTGGAGGAAGTCTAGATACGAGCCAGTTGCGTTTGGAGTTTCGTTCAGATATGCGTTTGCACCAGTAGTGGATGCAAAGGTCTGATAGGTCAATTGAAATCGCTTGCTCGCGACGACGTCGGATGTATATTGTTTACGTAAAACGGTTATGCCAGAAAAGTCAATTCCACGTTGTCCGCCTGCACTCATTTGTTGTTCTACTTAGAATATAACCGTCCAATGTACCAAGTCATATCAAAATACTGAGGTCCAGACGATTTACGTTCTAGGTCGTCAGGTGGTGTCTCCTTGACTAATTTCTTCACTTCAATATGTGTGATTGACCTAGGATAGTAATAGAGACGAGCTAACACACCGTCCCACCCAGGACCTGCTGTGACTACTGCATCATTCTGTTGGGGCAACTGCCCTAGAGTATGATGTTGACGTAAGATACCGTTAATATAGATGTCTACGGCTTGTTGATCCACGACCATTGCAAAGTGAATCCATTTCATCGCCGAAATGTTTGGAATGAGAATTGTTTCGGTCGTATTGAAGGTCTTTACAGCGACCAAGAGAGCGTTGGACGTTGAATCTAAGTAGACACCTGGAGCGTCTTCCTTCGAGAAGATACGACGTTTCGTGCCATAGCCTACAGTAAAGTCTTTAACCAAAATCCAGGCTGAATAGGAATAGGTTAACCCTTGTGGTTGGTTCAACGACTTGGGTAAAGCACCTGGATACGCTAGTTGCGTATCTCCAGCAATCGAATTTTCAAAGAGAACAATTCGATCATCATCATATTTGGTCGGCTTCCAAGTGAAGAAAAAGTAGACAACACCTGCGACCACAACTACGGTCGCAACAATCACTAGAGTACTCATTGTCCTTTACTTAGAAACAAAGCCTCTCGGTCCAAGTTTAAGTCCAGACTCTCGTTGGTTTTGAAGAGCTAGTTTTCCAAGTGTCATACCTCCAAGACTAACCGTTCCAGGAGGAATAGGCTCTCCTGCTGGAGTAAAGATCATTTTCAACATCTCTTCGTATGTAATATTTTGCTGTTGAACTGCAATACCTAGTCCAATTTCACGTGTTCCTAATTCGTAATTATAATGAATTCGTGATGGATCTGAAGTATATTCAACTTCCAAGAACTTGGATTTGAGAAGGACAATCGTCCAATCTAGATCCTCTCCATGGACTGCATTCTTAAACGGAATGAGTTTGGCAATGTCTGAGAACATTGGGTTCAAATGATTGGGAGGACGTTGGAACACCGGTGGATCGTCTTTCGTAGCCATTCGATCGCTAAGTTTTACACTTACACTGTGTGTGAAGGTGTATTGTTTCATTTGCCCTCGAAGACGCATCGTAGGATAGCCTCCTTGAATACACGCCCATAGATCTTCAACATATGCATCTGTAATTGTATCGTCGTCATCAATGAATGACAAATACTTTCCTTTTGCTTGATTGAGCAAAGATTGACGTTTGAGTCCAACACTTGTTTCACGATTATCGAATGACAAACAGATTTCAAGTCGAAGTTCAGGGCAAATTCGTTGAACTTTTTCACGGATCGAGGTAGTCAATTCACGAAGTTTCGTCTCACGTCCAGGAATGGTGGGAATCAAGACCGACCAGTCATATGCATAAGTCTTTCGACGAATGTAAGTATACATATCTTCGTTCCAGTATTTCTGATTACGATCGTAGAGTGCATCCATGTTTTGAGCATAGCCTGTTCCTGGATGTTCGTGCCGAATGATACAATAGGGAACATACATACATTTAGAAGCAAGTTCACCTTTGCATAAGTCGGTCAACTCAGTGTCGCAAAACAAGCTCTTATAGTCTGGATGATAGATGTATCCAAAGGATTCGTACATAGCTCGTCCGTAGATACACAATGTATTCAATTTATCTCCTTGGTGTCCGTCGTTGAACCATAAAATACCGTTCGTGTCCGGAAATCGTGCGATCATATGTGTTCGAATTGCGTCATCCCATCCTTTGAGTTGTGGAATCATGTCATCCGAGACCAACACCACGATATCCCAGTTCCAGTCAATCTCATTCATGTTCGCATTACAGGCTTGAATCTTACTGGTATTTGGACTGAAAAAGAGTTTACTCCATCCAGCTGGAAGCAGTGTTCGTACGACTTCTTCTTGAACAAGATTTCGCAACATCGATAGATCATTATCATCACATGAAACGGCTACTCCGATGTCTTTGGTATTGTTTGCAAGTTTCATATAGGTTGCTAAGGTTTGAATGACCTTTTGTGGCCGACTTCGTGTTGGACATTTCAAGAGAATTCGCATGGTCTTTTAGAAGGTGTAACTATTAAGTTCCTTGCCTTCTTTACTCAATGTGCTAAAGCGGAAGGTATATCCAAACAAAGTGATAAAGATTGAATCCTTATCCACTTCCTTTGTAGCATCTCCAGGGGGTGAACACGTTGTGCCCTTTGCATGAAACGATCGTGCATCGTCTGGGCTGAGCATAGTTGTGTATCCATTGAGGTTGCAAATAGAACCTCCAAATCCACCACTGTCATTCAAGATGATGTCTCCCAGAGCAGGCTTTGGAACTCCAGGAAGAATACAGGATTTCACTAATCGACCGTTAATGTAGATGTCCAAGTTTCGTTGGAACACGGTCATGGAGACTGAGAACCACGATTGTAATGGCACGTTTTCAACACTGCATGTAAAGGAATCGCCAGTTGAACTTGAGTTTGGATTGGCTGCACCGGCTTGACTATCGGATGGATAGAGACTCAATCGGACATTAAGTGTGTTTTCATTCGGAGCCAAGAAGATACGAGGACCCATGATTGCAGGATTATTGGGTGCGACACGCTTCAAGACTTCCTTGTCGGCTCCGAATTTATAGTCCCAGTTGGTGATGTACATCCAATATTGAAGACCGTAGTCGGATCCAGCGCCTACTGGAACCTCGCCGGCTGGGATGACAGTTCGCACCTTTCCATCGACAATCGAAGGTGTCTTATCTCCAGACGATTTGGTTTCAAAAAACGTGAGACCTGGTAGTCCATTTCTTTTCTGGATGTAATTGAAGAAACGGTATGCGAGATATAAGAGGATAACACCTCCGAGGACGGTCGCGATTGTAGACAGTGTCCCAGTGGCTGCCGCTGTTGTTTGTGAAGGAAGGGCTACAACCGACACATTCGGATTCGCAGGTCTAGACGAGAAAAGTCCCATTTATGATTACGGAGGAACTTTCTTGAGAAACTCTTGCTTAAAGCAATGGAAAAACGGACAGTGAATCCACAAGTAACGCATCCTGTAATGTATTGTAATAATTGTGGGGGGAAAGGTCATCTCTTTCGAATGTGTAAAGACCCAGTGTTATCCTGTGGGTTGTTGCTCTTAGACACACCCTCCTTACCTATCTCGCCCAGTTCAATCAATCTTCTTATGATACGTCGTAAAGACAGTATCAGCTTTGCAGAGTTTATGCGAGGGAAATATGATCTAGAGGATCCAGAGTATGTTTCACGCCTAGTGCAGAATATGACCTTGAAAGAACAGGCTGCACTTGCCTCTGAATCCTTTGAAACGCTTTGGAGAATGTTGTGGGGAGACGATCGAGCCTCTGCAGACTATCTTCCGAGCTACGAAAAGTTCAACCAATTAGATCGTATTCAATTGATGCGAGACAATTTGTCTGTCTATACTGAACCTGAATGGGGGTTTCCGAAAGGTCGACGTATGCGTGGTGAGACCGATGTAGCCTGTGCAATCCGAGAGTTTGATGAAGAAACAAACATCCCACGTGATTCGTATCTCGTCTTGAAAAACATGATCTTGGAAGAATCGTTCGTTGGACTGAACGGTGTCAAGTATAAACATATCTACTTTGTGGCCGTTCTTAAACACCCTGAACTGTTGGATCTCTCACAACGGTTTACCCCCATGCAACGCAGAGAGATCTCTGCAATTGCGTGGAAATCGATAGACCAAGCTGAAGCACTTATTCGTCCTCATCATGTTGAACGCTCTGGAATGCTTAACCAATTGAAAACGATTATCGAGACGTTTGAGATCGAGTAATTAGATACGGAAACGATAGACTACGAGCATCGAGCAATACGAAACGACTGCCAAGATAAAGACCCACCACCAGACAGGGAATACAGTCGATTCCTTATCTTGTGTTCCAAACGGACGGATCCGTCCTTCTCTACCAAACGCAATACCTGGTTGGAGGTAGAGAAACGCAGCCATGAAGAAAAGGAAGAACGTCACCATCAAAAGTCTGTGATTTTTCTCCATTATAAATCCTTGTGAAAAACAATGGCCTACGTTCTCCCCAATCGAAAAGCGTTTGCAGATGCCATCACGCGAACGTTATTACTCTACCGAAGTCGCCCCACCGACGCAGAGGATAAAGACGTAGACGTATGTCTTGCGCGAGGGTCCAATGCGCGCGAACTCTTACCGCATCAGAAGGTTGTGCGTGATTATTTACTCCAAGAAACTCCTTACCGAGGCGTGCTCCTCTATCATGGCTTAGGCTCTGGAAAGACCTGTTCCTCCATTGCAGTCGCAGAGTCACTGTTGTCGGACAAAAAGGTCTTTGTCTTGTTACCGGCTTCGTTAGAATCCAACTACCGAGGCGAGCTCCGTAAGTGCGGCGATCCGTTGTATATGTACGACCAACACTGGCGACAACAGACATTGACTGACGAAACACGTGCAGTTGCTAAGAAACTTGGAATTTCCGATGGATTTTTAGATCGAAATCGGACCTTTTTTACAACCATTCCCAACGAAGCTGCAAACTTCTCTACACTGCCTAAAACCGCACAAGATATCATCGCAAAGCAAATTGAAGATACCATTGATCAACGGTTTACATTCATTCGATACAACGGCTTATCTTCCAACAATATCGGTAAATACGCTCCAGAGGACGGAACCAATCCATACGATAACTCTGTAGTGATTATTGATGAAGTTCACAACTTGATCTCTCGTATTTCCAATGCCTCGGACATTGCACGCAGGTTGTATGATTTGATTTACAAAGCCAAGAACTGTAAAGTGGTTGCATTGTCTGGAACTCCAGTCATCAACCGTGCGAATGAAATCTCCTATCTCATGAACTTATTGCGAGGTCCGATTGAACGAATTGTCATTCCAGTCAAAGCCATTCCAACATGGGACGAAGAACAAATGAAGACTGCCTTACGAGCCATTCCAGACATGGATTCAATTGAATTCAATTCACTCAAGAAATACATTCTTGTCACTCGCAATCCACCCAACTTCCGAAGTATCTACAGCGAGAAAGGTGAACGAATTGCAGTTCAATACATTAAGGATTTACCCTATATACCCTTGGGAATTGACTGGGTGACTTCTTGGGCTCCCAAGTTTCAAACCGATGTAGGTGGCGCAGAACTTGCATTGGATCGTGTAACGACTGAAACATTCGATTGTCTTCCTACAGACTATGATGAGTTTGCTACGCTCTTCATGGAAGGTCTTCAACTCAAAAACACATTGTTATTTCAACGCCGCATTCAAGGCTTAGTCTCCTATTTCAAGGGAGCCGATGAACGTATGCTTCCTCGTCGTATAGAGGACAACTCGATTTTGGTTAAAGTCCCTATGTCCGATGCAATGTTCAATAACTATTTATCGGTGCGATTTGATGAAATTCGTCGTGATGCGCGTCGAAAACTCAATCCCTTGAGAGCGGAAGACAGTGAAATGAAAACCTTTCGTGTGAACTCACGACTTGCGTGCGACTATGCAATTCCTCCTGAACTCAAGCCTACCGAGGAAGACGCTGCCAACGAAGACGAACCTTCTTCAAAGAAAAATGATGACATTCTTGCGAAAATCAAGGCAAATCCAGACAGATATTTGACTGAAACAGCCCTTGCATCCTACAGCCCCAAGATGTTGAAACTCCTTCAAATGATCCGAGGTTCATTGGGAACTGATACGTGGAACACACAGCTGCTCTACAGCAATTTCCGAAACCTTGAAGGGTTGGGTGTGTTCAGTGCGATACTGAATGCCAACGGTTGGCAAGAATACACAATCACTCAAGAAGCCAACCAGTGGATTGAAGATCCAGCCATGGATCCTGAGAAACCAGCCTATGCGTTCTTTACAGGGAATGAAAAGATGGAACAACGTGAATACATGCGTCAAATTTTCAACGCCAAATACTCCGATGATTTCCCTGCGAGTTTGAAACAATCGGTAGAGTCAGCACCCAAGAAGAAGTTGGTCTTGTTTATGATTACGGCTGCAGGTGCTGAAGGTATTACACTTGCCAATGTTCGCCATGTTCACATCATGGAACCGCATTGGAATCCAGCACGACACGATCAGGTCGTTGGACGTGCAATTCGTATATGTTCCCATGCATCCTTACCCAATGAAGCACGGACGGTTCGCGTCTCGTTCTACATTAGTGTCTTCACTGAAGCTCAATCCAAGTCCACAGAAGGAGCGAACAATGTAGTCTTGGTGCGACGCAATGATTTGAAAACAAAGCGATATGAAGGGGATCCAGTGGAAGCCTTTATGACCACCGATGAATACCTCTACGAAACTACCTATGAGAAGGATGTGACCAATAAACGAATTAGTTTGTTATTGAAGCAAGCGGCTGTCGACTGCGAAGTCCATCGTAAACTTCATAGTCGCGAAACGCCTGTGATTTCATGTATGCGATACGATAGTACCACAACTGGAGAGGATCTAGCGTTCAAGCCAGACATTAAGACCGAATACCTAGATGATTCGTATTTGCGAAATATGAAACGCAAGAAGCGTAGACTGCAAAAGGTTTCAATCAAGACTATGGTCTTTTTAATTGATCCAGATACGAAGGATGTGTTTGACGGTCCTGCGTTTGAAGATCAACAACGTCTCATTCGTCTTGGAACTATGACAACACCTGGACAGATACGCTGGATTCAGGGGCTTCGCATGTAAGAACGTCTTCCAACCACGAGTCGCAGACTGTCGACCAACTCTTGAACGTATACTTTGAAACCGCTTTACGTTTATCCTCGAGTGTTTCAATGCTCTTTTCCATGCCGTCTGCAACGGACTCCATTGAAAAGGTAGGAGCCCACAATCCATGAGGCATACTTCCAGCAAAGTATGTACGACCCTGTTTTGGGATAAACTCTGCGACGTTCGAATTCAAGAACGAAGAATACGTTCCAACATCTGTCACGACTTGAGGTGCACCGGTATACATATGCTCCAATTGACACAATCCAAACCCTTCACCGTCTGAAGTATTGACACCAATGTCCGAGGCATTGTAAATCTGATTAATGGCTTCATCGCTCATCAGGTTTGGCGGTGACGAATCGATCAATAACAATTTGCGCACGTGACTTTGAACATCAAGTGATTGTCCCTTAAGTTCTTCTATAAAGATACGTTGGAGATCATAGAATGCACCAGACTGAGGACTGGCATTTGTCAAGATGAGTAAGTGATATGGCTTTGTAGGGTTTCGTGCTAGCAGTCGAGCAAATCCACCGATAGTGAGATCAAGACGTTTACGCTGACTGTTTCGATTGGCATTGAGAAAGAGGATCGCATCGGTCGGAACATTGAGGTTGGTTCGCACAGATGCAACTGACGCAGAAGCCATACAGGAAAACACAGTAGGATCCACTGCATGTTCCAATACACGCACATCTGGGAAGGGACCGTATTCTAAAAACTTCTTCTTCCAAAGGTCGCTGAAACAATAGATC